AATTAGAACAGTCTGTTGCCGAAGCAGAGGCCAACGGCGTAGATGCGGTAGCCGCAGCAGAACAAGTTGCCGCAGAACAAAGGGCTCAGTTTGAAGGTCAGATTCAAGAAATAGAGGCGGCTCAGCAACAAGCAATAGCTGAGCGAGATCAAGCAATTGCTGAACAAGACAATATTAGGGCGCAAGCAGCTGAAGATCAGGTGCAAGCGCTAGAAGGAATGAAGCAACAAATGCTAGAAGAAAGATCTGGTATTGTTAGCGGATTGGAAGGAGAGATTGGCAGCTTGCAAGGTGAAATAGATAGCCTGACAGGTGCAAGAGACTCTGCTTTGTCAGAAAGAGATCAAGCAATTGCAGCGCAAGATACGATTCGAGCTCAAGCTGCCGAACAACAAGCGCAAGCTTTAGATGCTCAAGCTGGAGATTATCAGTCTCAGTTAGATCAATTAACAGGTCAAAGCACTCAGTATCAAACGCAATTAGGCGAAAGAGATAAAACAATTGCAGATTTGCAAGCGCAGATATCAAGCTTACAAGCTACACCCGCTCCAGCTCCAGCTCCAGTAACAGCACCTACTGATATCAAGCCGATTATAGACCCAAATACAGGTGAAGAAATGACAGCCGATAGGTTGCAAAATTTAAACCCAACAATCTTTGGGTATGGTAATTTTAAAGGTGTTGATCCTAGAAACATACCAAAAACATTTGATATGAGTGCATACACTCCAAAGAATAATAGATTACCTACAAACAACGTACCTGGATATGATATGAGCAACCAAATGTATAATATTCCAGGAAAAGTTCAAAGATAAAAAATGGATGTTAGAATAAGTCAACCGAGGAAACGATATGGGATTTTTAAGTAATATAAGAAAAGGTATGAAAAAGCAAATACGTCCTAACAATATGATGATTGGCAATATACGTAAGATGCCAAGACGTCCAGATATTTCAGATATTTTTGGTAGGGGCTCTTTTCTATTTGGCAGAAGACCTCGAGGCAATATGGGTTCTGATTTTAGAATGCCCCAAAAACGTAGCGGACTAGGCGAACTTTTGCGTAGATTGCAAGAGCAAATAAGAAATCAACAACCTATACCAGAAAGAATGCCAAGTGTGGATGATGGCAGGATGTACGCGGGAGGATCTCCTGGTCTTTATAAGCCAGGTGGAAGATTTTATAATCCAGGTGCTCGTTTACAAATGCCTCAACCTATACCAAGAGCAGAAATAGACATTTCAGCTTTAGAGCGTTTACCGATGGGCGACATGCCGATGACTCAAGATCTTCCAGAGGTTGCACCTATTGGAATGATGCCCCAAAAAATGCGTATGGGCGGTATGCAAGATATGGAGCCACGTATGATGATGCAAGAAGGCGAAGACGTTTCTCTTGAAAGAGAATTATTTAGCTTGCAATCTCAACTTAAAAATTTAGAAGAACAATTGCGTTTAGACCGATCCTATAACGACGACCAAGCCGTTATCAATACATCTGCTGAAATGGCTGCGATTCAAAAAAGAATACAAGAAATAATGGAAGGAAGACCCCAACTAGCAGGCGGCGGAGACTTCCCCGACCTAACAGGCGATGGTAAAGTGACTCAAGCAGATATATTAAAAGGCCGAGGCGTTTACGCTGAAGGTGATGAGGTAATGATGATGGAAGAAACTGAAATGATGGCTCCAGGCGGAGATGAAATCGAAGCAAGTCTAATGGAAGTTCAAGGCATGCAACCTGAAACTCAAATGCTAGACCAATACGTACAAATGGTTATTGAGATGGTTCAAGCTGGTGCATCTGAAGCCGAAGTAATTGAATCGCTAAGACAAGCTGGTTTGGATGATGATGATATTGCAGCTGTATTTCAAGCTGTAATGGAAACTTTGCAAGGCAGTATGGAGCAAGGCGGTATCGACGCAGAGCTAGCTCAACTTAGCTAACGATGGCTGATCTGCCGTTTATAGATCGAGTACGCAATCCGCAAAACTATCCAGAACCAACCAAATTCGATAAGGAAGGCCGTCCGCAAACGCATTTGCTTTCAGCAGATATAGACGACAAAACAGGCGATTGGATTGTTTATCCTAAGCTGGTTGTTAAAGATGGCAAGTACGTTGAGCAAAGCATGCGAGATGCAATTAACTCTGGCGACTCAATCAATTTTGGCAAAGACCAAGATTCAGCAATTGAGTTTTCTAAAACCTACAAAGAAGAAATCAATCCAGACTTTGAAAAATACTACGAAGAGTTTAGAATGAAAAAACAAACTGGAGATGAAGTGAGTTATTTACAATCAGCGCTTGATATGCTAACGGAGTCAGCTCCTGTAACTCAAGCGCCAGAAGGCACTTTCGATCTAGGCTCAATCGAACCATTTAATCCGATAATGGAACGATACCAGCCTAATCCGTTGGATGAGTTTGCGATGATGATGGCTGATCCAACAAAAAAATTAAAAGTTATTTCTACTCCAGTTAAAATGCAACTCAAACCTTTGTTTGCTAAAAGAAATAAATTTAAACAATTAATAGATAAACAAAAATTTAATTACGAGCGCGGTCAAGACTTAGCATCTAAGGCTGACCCTAGAGATATTGAGCAAGGTAATTATATGATGAATGCTGCAATTAAAAGCGGCAAAAGATTTCAGCAACAGCTGAATGATATAGAAAAAAAAATTAGAAAAATATACCAAAGTAAATAAATGGATTTTTCCAAACTTACAGAGGCTGAACTCAAAGAAGCCCTGCTGCTTTTAGAAAAGCAAGACGGTTACTCAACGCAAGATGAGTGTCAAGAATCTTTTTTGAGTTACGTCAACCACATGTGGCCAGAGTTTGTCTGCGGTCGCCATCATCAAATATTTGCCGAAAAGCTAGAACAAGTTGCTCGAGGTGAAATCAATCGTTTGATTGTTAACATGCCACCTCGACATACCAAGAGTGAGTTTGCTTCGACCTTCTTTCCGTCTTGGGTGATGGGACTCAAACCTAAAATGAAAATAATGGAGACGACCCATACGGGTGAGCTCGCCGTTAGGTTCGGTCGTAAGGTGCGTAACTTGATGGATCAAAAAGAATACAAACAAGTTTTTCCCGACGTCAGTTTGCAGGCTGATAACAAATCAGCAGGACGTTGGGAGACTAATAAAGGTGGCGAATATTTTGCAGCGGGTGTGGGTGGTGCTGTAACTGGGCGGGGTGCGGATCTGTTAATCATCGACGATCCGCATTCTGAACAGGATGCACTTTCGCCAAATGCGTTAGAGTCTGCCTACGAGTGGTACACCTCTGGTCCTCGCCAGCGTTTGCAACCTAAAGGTGCAATTGTAATAGTGATGACGCGTTGGTCTTCAATCGACCTAACTGCTAAATTGCTAGAAGCGCAGAAAGAACCTTTGGCTGACCAATGGGAAGTGATAGAGTTTCCTGCTATTTTTCCAGAAACTGAAAAGCCTCTTTGGCCTGAGTATTGGGCAGTAGAAGAATTACTTAAAGTTAAAGCTTCTTTGCCTGGTCCTAAATGGAATGCTCAGTGGATGCAGAATCCAACAGCAGAAGAAGGCTCAATTATTAAACGCGACTGGTGGCAAAGATGGAAGCATGATTCTTTACCTTCGGTTCAATATATTATGCAGTCTTACGATACGGCGTTTTCTAAAAAAGAAACGGCTGACTATTCAGCTATCTCAACTTGGGGTGTTTTTAGACCCAGCGAAGATTCGCCCGATTGCGTCATTTTATTAGACGCGCAAAAAGGCAGATGGGACTTTCCCGAACTTAAAGAAATAGCGATGCGCGAGTATCGTTATTGGGAAACCGATATGGTTTTAATTGAAGCCAAAGCAAGTGGTACGCCGCTTACTCATGAGCTTAGAAGAATGGGCATACCTGTGGTAAATTACTCTCCAACAAGGGGTCATGATAAAACAACTAGGATGCATTCAGTTGCCCCCATCTTTGAGTCTGGTATGGTGTACGCTCCAAACCGAGCTTTTGCCGAAGATATGATTGAAGAATGTGCATCATTTCCGTTTGGAGCTAACGATGATTTATGTGATACTATGACTCAAGCGTTGATGCGATTCCGCGAGGGCGGTTTTGTAAATTTAGATAGTGATTACGAAGACGAAGAACGCGAACCTAGACAGAGAGTTTATTACTGATGGCAATAGAAAGACAAACACCTGATCCTGCTCAAGAAGCAGAACAAATGCAAGATATGACAACCGAAAGGTCTGATAATGATATTGATAATGAAATTATTGAAATCTTAGAAGGCTTAGACGAAGAAGGCATTCAAGTTCAAGAAGACGGCTCAGTTATTTTGGGCGAGATGGAAGAAGAAATGGGCGATGTTGGTTTTAGCGAAAACTTAGCAGAAGTTGTTTCTCAGTCTGAGCTTAGTAAAATTTATATTGAACTAACAGCTGCAATAGAAAACGATAAAGCGGCTAGAAAAGATTGGGAAAAAACTTATACCGATGGCTTGAAATATTTAGGTATGAAGTTTGATGATGCTAGGTCTGAACCTTTCGAGGGTGCGAGTGGTGTTATTCATCCGTTGCTTGGCGAAAGTGTGACTCAATTCCAAGCGCAAGCTTACAAAGAATTATTACCAGCTCAAGGCCCAGTTAAAACTCAAGTCGTTGGCGAATACAGCGCAGCTTCAGAAGAACAAGCTCAACGCGTTAAAGAGTTTATGAATTATCAAATCATTCACGTAATGGAAGAGTACGATGAAGATTTAGACCAAATGTTATTCTATCTTCCGTTAGCAGGCTCTGCTTTTAAGAAAGTTTATTACGATGAAAACTTACAAAGAGCTGTTTCAAAATTTGTTGCACCCGAAGATTTAATTGTTCCTTACTATACAACCGATTTAGAATCTTGCCCAAGAATTACTCACGTAATTAAGATGCCAGAAAATGAAGTTAAAAAACTTCAAGCTATTGGTTTTTATAGAGATGTAAAAGTTAGCGATGGCAGCGATTTATCTAACGCATCTGGAGTCAAAGAAGAAATAGAGAGACTGGATGGTATGGAGCCATCTTACGATACTGGCGAAGTTTCAAACCTTTACGAAGTTCATTGTAATTTAGACCTAGAAGGGTTTGAAGATGTGAATGCAGAGGGTGAATATACAGAAGTTAAGTTGCCTTATATCGTAACGATTGACAGCAACGGCGAAAACATTTTAGCGATTCGTAGAAACTTTGAAGAAGACGACCCGATGAAAAATAAAATCGAATACTTCGTTCACTTTAAATTTTTGCCTGGTTTAGGTTTTTACGGATTTGGCTTAACTCATATGATTGGTGGTTTATCCAAAGCCTCAACGTCAATTGTTAGACAATTAATTGATGCTGGGACTTTGGCTAATTTGCCAGCTGGTTTTAAAACTAGGGGTATTAGAATTAGAGATGAAGATTCTCCAATTCAACCAGGTGAGTTTAGAGATGTGGATGCACCCGCAGGATCTTTGCGCGATGCAATCCAACCTTTGCCATTTAAAGAACCAAGTCAAACTTTACTTTCTTTGTTAGGCTTGCTAGTTCAAAGCGGCCAAAGATTTGCCTCTATTGCAGAAATTAATATAGGCGAAGGTAACTCGCAAGCACCTGTAGGAACTACGGTTGCCTTGTTAGAAAAATCAACCAAGGTTTTATCGGCTATTCATAAGCGATTGCATGCAGGTCAAAAGAAAGAGTTTAAACTTTTAGCAGAAATATTCTCTAAGAGTTTGCCCGAGTCTTATCCATACGCTATAGCAGGCGGTCAAATGGAGATTAAGCAAGCTGACTTTGATGATAGGGTGGATGTGTTCCCTGTCTCTAATCCAGACATATTCTCTACCAGCCAAAGAATTATTATGGCTCAAGAAATGATGCAGTTGGTTCAATCGAATCCACAGATTCATGGTCCAAATGGCATGTATGAAGCTTATCGCAGAATGTATGCTGCGTTAGGAACTGACAATATTGATGCGTTATTAATTCCACCCCCAGACACCCAACCTAAACCGATTGAGTCTGGAATGGAAAACAGCACCTTATTAATGGGTGGAACAGCGCAAGCATTTATTCAGCAAAACCATGATGCTCATATTGCATCTCACGTTAACTTGTTGAACATGCAGCCTGTTCAAATGAACGCGCAGGTTCAAGCAAACATACATTCGCATATCATGCAGCATCTACAAATGAAGGCTGATATGATTGC